CTTGTGACATTAGTACAGCATTTTGAATTGTTGCTTGTTGGTCATTACTTGCTTCGGTAAGTGAAACAGTTTGTAAAAATTTACTATTAGATAATGCTGTTTGTTGGTCAGCATTAAACTGAGCTATGTTTAATTGAAATACTTTATCAGCATTACTTAAAGCTGTTTGTTGTCTTAATTGTGCATTTGCTAATTCTTCTTGAGCTATTAAAGTTTTTTCTTGAGCAACTGATTGTTGAATAGCTTGAGCATTTGCTTGAGCTATTGGAATAGATGATTGAATAATAGCATTAACTAAATTATCTCGACCAACACTAGAAGCTTCTAAACCTCGTTGAGCTAACATTTGTTCTACTGCAGCTACTGCCGGACTTGCCCATGTAGGTATGTTACCATCTTGAATACCTGCTAGTAGTGAATCTAGTTGATTACTAACTAAAGCTTCTTCTGGTAAACCTTCTATAACTCCTCGTTGTGCTTCAGTAAAATCTGTAAGTCTATCTTCTAAAGCTTCTGGATTTTCTCCTAACTCAGTAATAGCATCTTCATCTAATCCAGCATTTCTTAATTGTTTCTTAGCTCTACTGACTCTTGCTAAAGTTGTACCACTTGCTTGAGCAGCTGTTGCCATTGCTTCTGGACTAAGCACACCGACTACTCTATCAGTAAGTGCACCTTCTTTTATAGTAACATCAGCACCTTGTATAGTAGGAACTCTAGCTACTCCAGCTGTGGTGGCTAGTGCATCATCATCTACTGTTGTTTGTGCAGCAGTTACTGTAGGAGCTGTAGTAACTTGTTCTGCTGTCATAGTTCCAGCAGTAATTGGAGTTGGAGCAGCAACTGTATCTATAGCATCTACTGTAGAAACTTGCTCAGTTGTTGGTTGAGCAATAGTACTAGCTGCAACTTCTGTTCTAGGAGCAATCTGTTCAGTAGTAGCTCTAGTGCCATCTAAAGAAACATCTTCAACTTCAGCTTTTGGTATATTACCTATGTCACCAGCAGCTATTTGTTCTGCTTGTGCACCTGTTCTTTCTATCCTTGCTCTTCTATCTGTTGCCATAGTTTCTCTCGATTGTTTAGCTGCTTCTTCAGCTGCTGTTTCTGCTGGGGTTTTTACAACTGGTGGTATATAACTTGTTGCATAGTCACTATATTTTTGTGTTAATTCATCATCATATTTTTTTCTTGCATTAATCCCTGCCATGCCCCTCCCACCTCTGGGTGGAGGATTTGTCGTAGCATAATTAGCTTTCCACTGGGCAAAACTTAACATGCCACCATTAGCAGCTTGAACTCTACCACCTTTACGATAATCTTTTCGTACTGAACTAGTACTTGCTCTATAACCTTTTTTCTTCTTCACAGTTTATTTTACCTTATTTCAAACAGTTTGTCAAGTTTTTCATCAAGTTTCTCCAATCTATCCATTACATTTTTCATATCATCTTTTAGTTCTTCTTTAGTTACATATTCTTTAGCTATCTCTTCTCTAGTTTTATTTAATAAAATATCTAGCCTTTTAGCTTCGTTAGCATTTTGTCTAATACTGTAAAGTATTGGTCCAAGTACTAATGTTATTATTGCGTTCCAAATAATGTATGATGATAGTTCCATAGTTATTCTGTTGGTTTGGTTGGAAATGTTACTGTGTTTGGAAAACCAGATTGCTCCGGTAAATCAAGTAAATCAGTTCGGTATTGTGCCCACTCTGTTTGTTTAGCTTCTGTTAGTTCATTCCATCGTAAAGGATTAGAAACTATAGGGTCTACTTCTAATGCTAATTTACTATCACGTTGAGCTCTAAGACTTGCTGCTAGTTCTGCATCTAGTTCTGCTTGAGTAGGTGCTACATAGGCTGCATAGTCTGAACCAATAAGTTCAAGCAACTTACTATTGTCTATAGTCATATCTGTGTCATTAGGATTTAATGTATAAGCTATCCAACCAAAAGTTGGATGGTTAATTTCTACATCAAACATAGTATTTTCTGCGTTTAATGATTGTGCGTTACGAACTTCTGTTATTTTTATAGACATTTTTTTACCTTTTTTTTATTATGATATTCTTACCCAAAGTGAAGTACATAATGCACCTGCAGCATTAACTGTACCACCTGCATATTCTGCAGTTTGACCCATTAATCGCCAAGTTCCAGACAAACTTTCATTTGAAAAACCATGTTGTCCTGAATAATCTGTATATGAGTTAGCTGTTCTCAAACTACTTCCTGCTAAAGTTGCACCACCATCTCTATCAGCTACACTCCCTGATGAATTAGCAAAACAATAAGTACCTACAGCATCAAAAACAGTATCTCCAACAGTTACTGTTCCAGAAAAAGTAGCATTTTCTGAAGTATCAAAAATTAAAGCATCTGCACCAGCACCATTATAATTTATTCTAAAAGTGTCATCAGTATGAGTATAAACATACCATTGTTGAGCTTGGTCATCTGTTGTTCGTAAACGTAAAGCTTTATTAGCTATTATGTCTCCACCAAAAATAGCATTACCGGCGTCAGACATATCAAGGGTAAGGGCAGTAACAACAGAACCACCATCATTACCTACAAAGTGCATATCTGCATCTGAAATAAGAGACTGTATAACAAAACTATCGCTATCATCTTTAAACTGTGCATACATAGACGAACCATCAAATAATCTTACTTCGCCATTATCGTCAGCACTTAAATCAATTCTACCTGCTGAATCAATAGTTAAATCTCCAGAACTTAAATCTATTTCTGTACCATCAATAGTAATATTATCAATAGTAATACCACCATCTAAATCGGTTAGTCCTGAAGTTACTTTTGTTAGTGCCATCTTATTCTCCTCCTTCTAGAGTTTCTATTCTAGTTGTTAGGTTGTCTATTATAGTTTGTTGTTCTTGGATTGCTTTTGTTAAGATTGCAGTTAATTTACTATAATCCATACCTTGCATTTCTTCCCCATCTTTTTCACCTACTATAGCGTATGGCACTACTGATTGTGCTTCATGGGCAATAAAACCTTCAACTATTTCATCAGTATTAGTTTTAAAATTGAATTGAGCAGGTTTTAAATTTTTAACTTTAGATATTGCATCCCAATCATAAACTAAGTTTTCCTTCATTCTGTAATCAGAACTTGTTACATAAGCTGTAGCTGAACCAGATGTAGTAATACGACCAACTTGACCATTGCTATTGTTAAAAGTTATATGATTACAAGAACTGCTACCAACATCTTTAGTATTTATTAGTCTACCTCCACTAGATACATTTAGAATTTCTACTCTAGCACCAGAAGTACCAACATCGCTTGTAGTACCTATCATAAGTGCTCCACCTGATGCAATTCGTATTCTTTCTGTATCATCTGTCAGAAATAACATATCTTTGGAACTGTTATAGCCAATGTAACCTGAATCACCACCTACTTGATTATTTGTATTAAGTTCTAAATAAACTGTACCTGCACTATTTTCAAATTTTGCTACTGTACCACCTGAGTCTGACCTTTTTACATGAAACAATCTATCAGGAGAAGTTTCTCCAATTCCAACATTACCAGAAGAATCAATTCTCATTCTTTCTGCAGAAGATTCAGTGCCGTCAGATGTAGTCAAAAATCTCAAAGCTGTGGGATTATCTCCGTCTGCGTGTGTTCCCTCTGCTGTTGCTCTTATAGAAGCAAATTGGGTTGTTGCACTATTATCATCACCATAAAAAAGAATACCGCCCAAGTCATCATTTGCGACAATACTTGAGTCATCTCTGAATAAACTAATAAATCCTGCAGCATCTGTACCTGTAACTTGTAATCCTATGTTTGAAGCTATTGAAGTTGTAGAACCAATTAAAACGCTACCAGAACCATCAATTATCATACGTTCAGAACCACCAGTATCAAACCTAATTTTATCTTCGTCAGAGCTTTCCTCTACTTGTATCTTCGTATCACCATCGGCATCTTGGAAAGTAGTTACAGCTACATTTGTAAATGTTATACATTCTACTTTTGTGCCAGTAGGAGGAGCAGCACTAAATGTTAGTGTGCTACCTGAAACTGCATAAGTGTCTTTGTGTTGAACAACACCATCAATAGTTACAAAGGTTTGATTCTCAGATGAAGGAGTTGTACTTAAAGCTAATGTAGTATCTGAACCATCACCAGTCATAGTATCTATAACAGGAGCAGAACCTACAATACCTGCTTCAACTGTAAATACTTCTATAACTCTACTATTAACAGGAGCTGTGGCAAATGTTAAAGTTGTGCCTGATACAGTGTAAACATTATCTGCTTGATATACCCCATCAATAAATACTAATAAATTATCTTCGTTTGATGCACTAATACTTAATGTAAATGCTGTTGTGCTTCCATCGCCTGTAAAAGTATTTTTTGTAAAAGCATTACCAACACTATTTCCACTTCCAGAAGAAGCAAAAGTAATACTATCTCCTGAAGCATCAGTAGTAAGTGTCATACCACTTCCAGCTACTAGTGTTAAAGTATCAGTAGTACTATCAGCAACTACGTTAGACTGTCCGCTAACTGCAATCGTAGAAAATAAATTCTGTGAACCACCACCACCAGAGGAGGCAAAAGTAATTGTATCGCCAGAAGCACTTGTAGTAATCGTCATGTTACTACCAGCTACTAAAGTAAGTGTGTCTGCTGCTGCATCAGCAACAACATCATCTTGACCAGAAACAGATATAGTTTTAAATGCTTCTGATACTGAACCACCACCAGTAACACTAAAGTCTAATGTGCCATCAGAGTCTTCATAAGTTACAGTAATATTTGATTCAGTGTTACTAGATACCATAGCACCTACAGTATCTTGAATAACTTCTGTTAAGTCTATGTTTGCTGTACCATCAAAAGATACACCATGTATTGTTCTTGCATTAGCTAAAGCTGTAGCTGTATCTGCCAAGCCTACAGAAATATTAGCTGTACCATCAAAACTTGTACCACCAATAGTTCTAGCAGTTGCTAAAGCTGTTGCAGTTGCTGCGTTACCAGTAATATCACTTGAAGTAAGTGCAATTGTACCAGCTGTGGCAGGAAGAGTTATCGTAGGATTACCACTAAAACTTCCGTGAGCTGGTGCTTGTAATCTTGCGTAGTGAGCATTTGAAGACTCACAATAAAAATCTATGTATGATTGTGTACCACCATTTTTTATAGCAATAGCACCTTGAGAAATAACAACTCCATTTGTAGAGCCACCACCGACACCAACAGATGTAGTAATTTCTAAAGCAGCAGGTAAAGCAAAGTCTAAAGTATTATCTGAATCTTCGTAAGTAACAGTAATGTTAGATTCAGTATTAGAGCTAACCATAGCTCCAACAGTGTCAGAAATAGTTTCTGCTAATGTGATACCTCCAATAGTAATTGCATCTGCTTCTAATGTACCATCTATATCGGCATCACCACTAATATCTAAAGTAGCTGCATCAAGCTCACCACTAATTGTAATATTACGACCACCAGTTATATCTTTGTTTGCATCTGTTATAATAGCTTTACTTGCTATTACTGTACCATTAGTAATTCCATCTATAAGATTAATGTCAGCTGCACTAGCAGTAACACCATCTAAAATATTTAATTCTGCAACTGTTGAAGTAATACCATCAAGAGCATTTATTTCTGCTGCTGTAGCTGTAACACCATCAAGTATGTTTAATTCAGCTGCAGTACTAGTAACTGCTGTGCCATTTATAGATAATGCATCTGTTTCAAGTGTACCATCAACATCTACATCTCCACTTACATCTAAAGAACCTGCATCAAGTTCTCCTGTTAGTGTAATGTTTCTTGCACCAGTAAAATCTTTATTACTATCAACTACAATAGCTTTAGAAGCTGCAACAGTTCCTGCTGTTATACCGTCTATAGTTTCTAATTCAGCTTCACTTATATCAGCACTACCAATAACAAAACTTGTACCTGTAATAGCTGTACCTGTAATAGCTGCTGCACTTGACCCACCAATAACAGCACCATCTATAGTACCCCCATTAATATCTGCAGTATCTGCAACAAGACTATCTATGTTTGCAGTGCCATCTATAAATAAATTTCTCCATTCCTGTGAAGAACTACCTAAGTCATAAGTATCATCATCATCAGGAATAATACTTGAGTCTACGTCTGCACCAAATACTACATTATCAGTATTGGCATCACCCATAGTAATTGTACCACCATTAAAAGTTGTAGTACCTGTGACTGTTAAATTACCTCCGACATCAACATTACCTGTAGTAGTTATTGAGTCTGTAAAAGTATCTTTAAAACGTAATGAAGTTGTTCCTAAATCTATATCACTGTCTGTAACAGGAACTAAAGCACCATCTTGTATTCTTAACTGTTCAACTGCTGCTGAAGATACTTCTACATAAAATCCTACTCTATTATTAGTGCTATCAATTTCTACTTTGTTTAAAAAATCTAAATCACCAATTTTAAATATGTTACCACCTTGTCCAGCAGTACCATCGTGTCTGTGTCCAGTATTAGATGCACTAGATGAAGAGTATGCAAAAGCATTTACTAATTGATTATACTCATTATTAAATAATGCAGCAGTAATAGTATCACCATCACTGAATGTACTTTGTCTTATATATGCTTGTGCCATTTATTATCTCCTACCCGAAGGTATGTAATCTACATAAAAACCATTAATTGTATATGATGGTTTTGTATCTTCACTTATTACTGTAAAATTGTTACTCGTTCCACTGCCCTGTAAAGGCACTCTTATCATTGGGTTGTTTTGTCCAGCAAATTTATTAGTAGCAAAAACTGCTTCACTAAATATAGATGGTGGATTTATTACACCTAAGTCAATTAAGTCTAAAGGTTGTGGTACATCTGAACTGTTAAAATCAAATTTAATTTGTACATCCGGTTCAACAATACCTTCGGCAGCAGCTGAAACTCTAAGATAATGTAAAGTTTTTAAAGTTCCTAAATCACCATAATCATAATCTGGTGTTGTATATCTTGCTAAGATTGATGAACCATCAAAATTATTACCAGTGTCATGTTCATAAACAAAACCATTAGTATCACCATGATATATTTTTTCTATACCATTAGTATCAAAACCTGAACCAATAGCTGTAACTTCTAAACCTCTAGTCTCAGACCACTCAAAACCATTTGGTCTTAACGTACCTATAATGCCTTGCTGAGATGCATTAGTAGCTCCAGTATTAGTATAAAATAAACGATACTGAGACTTTTCTCTTAACACAATACTATTTATGGTAAATAAATTTATATTGTTTGCTAAATCTGTTATTGTTGGTTGTATAGATTGACTTATAGTTCCTAACTCTACATCACCAATTCTTGCTGTACCAGCTATTGTTCTTAATCCATCTGGTGCTAAAAATATTAAATCACCACCAATTTCTTGAATACTGTAACCACTTAAACAACCTACGTTTTTGGTTACTGGTATTACTGCAATCGTACTTGCATTATTTATATTCTGTAGTTTAAATATTGAGTTTTCACAAAATATAAATAATTCATTACGGAAACTTTTAATACCTTCTATCTGGTCTTCAATAACAATACTACCTGAACCAGTGCTAGTAAAATCTGTTGGGTCTAAAGTACCACTATAAAAAATAGTATTTAAATTATCTTCTACTCCAGCAGCTATTAAATGTTTGTCATGGACAGTTACATGCTTAACATGTTTAGTTCCGGTAACTGTTATCTCACTACTAAAGTAAGTTCTACTATTTAAGTTAGCACCTGTACCTTCCATTCTAAACTGATAAGGCTCGTTTGCTCCATCAGCTATAATTAACGTACCATAATCTGAAGTTGCTGATTCAAATAAAGCAAAACTTATTTGTCCTTGTCCAGTTCTAGCTAAAACACTACGACCTGTAAAAGTACTATAGTTATCACCACTACCAGATACTGAACTTCTATTTATTTGTAAGTAGGTTATACCGTCTTGAGTAAAATAAATATTAGTACCAGCACAAACAACTACACCATCAGCATAAGGAATAACTCCTAAAATATCTGTTGTGCCACCAGTCGGTTGAGTTGAATCCGTAGTACCAAACTTTTGATAGCCATTAATTCTTCTGTAACCACCTTCTATAGAGACTTCAAAGTTTCTTAACTCGGTAGCAACTCCGGGAGCTCTTAATAGGTCTATAGCATTTGAAGAGTTTACTAAACCTCCTGCACATGCTACTGTGTATGGTTGACTTCTAGGCATATTATCCTATAATTTTTTGTACGAATGTTGGCGTTACTTTTTCAGCTATTGTCGCATCTAGACCAGTTTTCATTTCTGTTACTTTATCAGACGTTAAAGCTGCTTCGACCCAACCTTGTACATCACTTGCAGTTAAATCTGCAAATTCTGTAAAGCTTGATAAGTCTGAAGTATCTAAAGCCTGAGACCCATATACTGTTTCAGTTTGCGGATTACCGTCTGCATCATTATTAGTGTCATCAGTAGCTGTTAGTCGCCAGTGCACATTATAAACTACGTCAGACTTAGAGTCTTTAGTAGGATAAGTGTCCACCGTTTTTACATCCCATTCATATGATATTGCCATTTTAACCTCCTTTGAGTGTGTTAATTTCAGATTGTAAGGCTTCAATCTGTTCTTGTTGTTCTTGAATTGCTTTAACTAACGCTGGAATAAGACCACCCTGACCAAATGATTTTGCATCAGTAAGAGTGTCGTGTTTAAAATCTCCAACAAACTCATCAAAACCTGCTTCTTCGCATTCTTGAGCTACAAACCCAGAAACATTTTTTTCATTACTGCCTTCCCCTTCTTTCCAATCAAAACGTCTAGGTTTTAGTTTTAAAATATCTGCTAATCCTTTATCGTAATCTCTTATATTTTCTTTAAGTCTTTCATCTGAAACACTATAAACTGCAGGTCCAACAGCAGTATGTATTTTACCTGCAACACTGACATAGTATTTATACCCACCATTTCCATAATATGATATTTGTTCTCCTGTGGTATGAGAATTTACCATCCAAAGTCTAGTGTTAACAGATTTTAAACCTGAGTTTGAAGATTGTGAGTTGCTAGTAGTTCCTATCAAGACATCTGTACCGCTAATACGCATTCTTTCTGTTGCATTATTATCTCTAAACGTAATTGGTGTGGTTGTGTCATTAGTGTGTGGACCAATTGCAAAGAAAATTCCTGGAGCATAATTTATACCAGCATACGCAGTACCGCATCGGTAAGTTGTATTAGCATATCCACCAGCATTTGTATTATCAACAATGTGGCTTACATAAGCACCAGAACTATCATCTTGCATATGAAAAAGGGAAGCAGGACTTGTAGTTCCAATTCCAACTTTACCATCAGAAGCAATTCGCATTCTTTCTGAGTCTGCTGTATGAAATTCCATGTGCGTACCTGAATCTTCAGCACGAAGTTTTAATGCACCATCAGAATGTATTTGTGCTGGATTTGATGCTGACGTACTTCTGAAAAATATAGTTCTTGTTGTATCAGCAGAACCATCAAGTCTTATACTTTCACCATCTCCTTGTACTTGTAATTTTGCTGATGGACTTGTAGTTCCAATTCCAACTCGTTCAGAACTATCAATAGTTATAGCAGTAGCATTACTACCATCAACAATTCCGGGGGTACTTGATAATTCTACTGGTATCTTAGTGGTCATTTATATCTCCTAAAAATATGTTCTGTCATCGGTCATGTACTTAGGTGTAGGATTAATTAATACACTCTTCATTTGTCTCATGCCTTTTTTATAGTCATCTAAAGCAAATGCTGCTTGTTGTGGACTTTCTTTAAACTGCCAAACGTAATATCTTACTCTGGCTAAAATTATATTTTTATACTGGTCTGGCAAAACCATTTCATCACTAAAAGCTGATAAAGCAGTTGGTCTAGCAAAAGCATAAAAATGTACATTATAAATTTTGTCAGGTATTGGACTTAATCCAAACTTTCTATTATCTGGTGATTTAATAACATGTATTGGTTCACCATAACTTTGTGAATCAGCATCATCATTATTTTCTGTATTGCGATAGTATCTAGTCCAATCAGCTAAAGTTAAAAACTTTAAACCTTTAGATACAAATGGAGCTGTTTCACCACTAACATTAACTGTAGTAATAAAAAAATCATCCCAATCAACTTTAGAAAAATCAGTAATTAAACTAGAACTACCAGCTTTTAAAGTATACCATCTTTGCCCAATCACTGAAGCAACAGTAGTATTACCATAAAAAGGGTCAGTAGCACCACTTAGTCCTGCTGAAAAGAATGGTAATTCAGGTTCTTCATTAGCTATATCAAATAAACTTTTATTAATTGAATCTTTAACAAACTGTTGAAAACCTGTAGCAGTTGCAAAGTTTGATGAGGTTAAAGGTATTTCATTTAACTCTCTTAGTATTTCATTTGATAATTCTAAGTATGTTGTTGCCATTATGCTTTATGTTGTTTTTGTATTGCAAAATTTGCAGATAATGAAGCACCTTTATGTTTAACAAACTTTCCAGAATGCTTCATTAATTTATAACTGCCATTAGATTGTTTCATCCAATGATAACCTTTAGGTGCTTTGACTTTCATTTTTAATTAGGTTTAGCTACAGGCATTGCAGTACCACCAGCACTATACATAGCTCTGCCACCACCTTTCATCATTTTTTTCTTTTTAGCCATTCCACCGTACATCATGTTCTTTTTAGCCATTCCACCTTTCATCATTTTTTTCTTTTTATCTTTATCTTTACCGTACATCATTTTATTATCCTTTTAATTATAAAAAAAGGAGAGGTCCGAAGACCTCCCCAATTATTGTTAGTCAACTACATAAAATGCAGATACTAAAGCTTCAGGTCTTAAGACGTTAGCTCCGTATACATGCAGTCCACGAACTATGTCACCAAACGAAGTTGGGTCTCTCAACACTTCAGTTGAAAGAATCGTTTGAGCAGTAGCAGTAGAACTTATGTGACCAGCCATAACTTTACCAGTTGCATTAGAAGTAGCAGCGATATTGTTAGACTTGTACATGTCAAATCCACGTAGTTTTCCAGTTGATACTAAACCATTTCTGATTGAGCCTTGACCAGCGTTAAAGTCAACAGACAATAACTTAGAACCAGATTGTGATAGCTCTTCGTAGAACGAAGGTGGAGCTACAAACCATCTACCTTCTTCAGGTATAGTTTGGTCATCCATTAATCTAGCCATTCTAGCCATTAAGTCTAGTGCATCAACACCAGTTCCATCAGAACCAAGTAGGTCAACAGAGTTACTTGCGTGAGTCATTGAAGAATCAGCAGTAGAACTGTCAGAACCTATGATGTGGTCTGGGGATGATGAAGAAACACCTGCAAACATCTCAGCTATAACAGCTGCATCATACGCATCTTTCAATGAGTAAGCAGCAGATGATGTAGCAACTTCTTTAAAGTTAACGTGAGACATATTAGTTTCAATGTCATCAACGATAAACTTAAAAGCGTTTGCTTGGTCGACAACCAAGTTAAGTTCTTGGTCAGTCAATCTAGTTTCAGTTGTGTCAGTATTTCTAGTATACGCTGATACTGAAATTACTGGCTCTTTGATAATCTTTACAGAGTCTCCAAACGCTGATATTTCTCCAGCGTAGTCAGTGTTTGTAATAGCTTCAACTACCGATGCTTTTCTGAAAAAGTTTAAAACCTTTTTAGAATAAATCGAAGGTAGGAAAAAACTATTAGTTTGTCCACTAACGGAGTTTGCAAAGTTAGCATTAGTATCCGTTGAAGGTTCAAAAAATTGAGCCATGGGATATTCTCCTGTGTTTTATAGTTTATTTAATGATTCTGCCTTGTTGCATAGCCTCACTGATTTCACTTTCGTACTTATCAAATTCAGCCATACTCATTGCAGCAATCTCCTTTTCAGACCATATTTTCTCTTGCGTTGGTTCAACACTTGTTGTTTTAGTTGAAACCATATCCGCAGCAGATTTAGTCTGTTTAGAAGATGACTTTTTCTTTTCTGGAGTATCTAAGCC